TCTTTTATTTTGTGGGGTTTCGTAATGGTGGGCAGTGTAACACTACTCACCTTAACTTGTGAAGCAACAAATGCAAGCAATTTGTGAATTGCACTCATTACTTTGAACCAATATTCATTTTATTTTTTTGATTACCACCACCGCCACCAGTATCTTGTGGGCTTGTACCTGAAATTGGTTTATCAGCACCAAACCCACCATTACTTTGCACTAATTCATCTGCGCCGTCAATATCTGGAATATTAAGGTACTGACGAGCCTCGTTTGGTGTCATTATGCCAGCCTTAACGCCAGCAGTCACGAAATTCATTTGGTCAAGGGGTGCGCCCTTCAAGAAATCCTTGGTATCAAAGCGCACAACCAAATTTGGATAACCTTTAAGCAAATGCTGTTTTAACTTTTGCTCAATGTTAATAACCATTGGATACATGACCGTTTTATAAAACTCATCCAGCATAGTCTGGGTGTTGTTGTATTTCTGGTCAGCAATACCAAGCATTGCAGGTGGAACACCAAACACGCCACAGATGCGTTTCATGGTTTGCTCTTTTAACTTGGCTGCGTCAGCATCCTGCAAGGTAAGCATCTTGATAGATTCGTATTTCATACCCTGATCTAGCAACATACCTTGACCCGCTTTGCTTGGGTCAGTACCACGACTACCCGTCATTGCGTTCCAAGTTTCTTTAATACGCGCTGCAATCTCTTTATATTTGGCGTCAGGAATTACTTGTTCAGTATGGAAAATGCCAGATGGCTTTGCGCCGTTCTGCATTACAAAGTTGGCATAAATATCAATGTCTTGGTCCAAGGCCACCAATTCGGTTGCCAAGATACCTTTGTTGAAACCAGACGAGCCTTGCCATGCGGCTTCTTTGCAGTGCATCACTTGGTAATACTCAAGTGGCGTATCTTTGCTGAAACCGTAAGAAGGCGAACTCAAAACGTACATCGGATAACGGGTATCCGAAAGTTTGACCGTAATAAGTGTGGCATCAAGGTTATACATCTCAATCGGCGTAGCAGTCGAGTCCTTCTGCTTGTCGCGCCACCACAAGGTGAACGATTCACCAGCAATGTCTTGCCACATACACCATTGATACCAAAACTCGTATGCGCTTTGGAAATTATTGGGGTTTTGTAATAGGTTTAGGACTTGTTTAGCCTTTTGCTTATCACGCGAACCTACGCCTTCGTCTTTAATGGCATCAACAAAAGTGCCATCTTCAGCCTTGGACATAATGGAAATACCGCACTGTGCCAATGCCCTAGCCTTAACTCCAACACAACCCATGACGGTTGAATTGCGCGTAAGGCCAGAAATATCAACAACGCGACCAGCAGTTGTAGTGCTTGACGTTGTTACATAGAGTAATTGCTGTGAAGGCTGGCTTCTTTGGTCGCCAATAACAACTTGGTTACCCAGTTGCAACTGCCCCAGAACTACGTTTGATTCGTTCTGAACGCCTTTTTTACCACTGAAAAAGTCACGAATTCCCATGTTTCACCCCCATTTGTTACCGATATTAACCTAAAACGAGCGGAATCCAAAACTATTTGACACGAACGGATTATCCAAAGAACAGTGCGAGGCAATAATCATAGCAATAATGCCGTCAACCTTGGCTGCTTTATCTGCTTCGTTCTTGCGTACTTTGATGTTGCCGTTCACATCGGTATAACATTCACAGTTACCTAACTGCCAACCAACAAAGGGATTGCCATCGTGCTTGATTTGTTTATTCAAGATCAACTTTTCAACGTATTTGCTTGGATTGTTCAATACTGCCATGCCCTGCCCTACCTTTTTGACAGGTATACCAGCATCGTGTAAACGCGCCACCAGTGAAGCAGCGTTGTATGCGTCATAACCCACCTCTTTGACGTTGTATTTGATGCATTGCTGGTTAATGATGTAATCACTAATCTCGCGATCATCCATCACGTTGCCTTCGGTCAATTTAAGGATTCCGCTGGCAATAGCCACTTGGAAAATGTCCAAATAATGTTTGGGAATAAAAGACAGGCTTTCTTCTGGCAAAAAGAACTGCCATTCTGCCTCATAGTCCAATGCGCCATAACGCTTGAGCGTACAGACTGCGTTTAAATCTCGCGTTGCCGCCAAATCAAAACCAATAAACACGGCTTCGGGTTCTTCTGTGCGAGGTTGTGCAATACAGGCTTTATCATCCCAATGCGCCCTGTCTAGCCATGCTGCGTTGGCTGAAACCCAGACGTTAAGGGTTTTACACAAAAATTCATTAAGGGCTGCTGGCTTGTGTTTTGCTTCTTCTGCGCGTTGAGCAATAGCATCTTCAAACACGCTAATGCCATGCATTGGGTTAGCCTTAGCCCATACGCTAGGTTCACGCCAATCATCGCCAAGGTCCAAGCCGTACATAAGACCAAACCATCTTGGATTGTCCGTAGCCTCGCCATGCAGCATTGATTCATACATTGACAAGTCTTCATAAAACTTAGTATCTTTGGTAAATGATGCGGTGGTGATGTAGAACCTTAAAGGATTCTTACGCGCAACCATACCTGAATGCAAAACCTCAATGGCATTACGCTCCACAATCTGTGCTGCTTCGTCAATGATTACGCATGATGGGTTCTTACCGTCACCCGTCTTTTTGGTGTCGCGGCTCAAAGCCTTCAACATACTTTGACTGTCGCCACGTTTGCCAATTGAGAACTTGCTTGGGTTAAACAGTTCTGCCAGTTCTGATGGCATTGATTCAACAAACCCTTTGGCTGAATCAAACACAATGGTTGCCTGTTCGCGATTGGTCGCCAGCGTAAACACTTCAGGACCAGATTCGCCAAACAACAACTCATACAACGCAATTACAGACGTAAGTGTTGACTTACCAGCCTTGCGCGGAATAAACAGAATCACATCCGTGACCATCCGTTTTTCCAAATCCTTTTTGCTGCGGAATCCATAAATGGCGCAAATCAAAAGAATCTGGAACGGTTCCAACACAACAGGCTCACCAGCCTGTGGCCCTTTGGTGTGTTTTAACGTGGAGGCAAATTGCAGAACGTGGTCAGGGAATCGTTCATCAAATACCCATTCCCATTCTTTGTTTTCCAGTTGGTTAAGGAAACGCTGACACGCAAGCCTTACGTTGTTGCAGACATTTATCTCGCCCTTTGCTACCGCATGGGCATACGCTACGCCATCTTGCCAATTCATTGTGCAGCCCACAAGAAAAGAAAATACCAAGAAATTTCTTCAAAAGTTTTTAATTCACCCTTAATTGGGGTGCGTATAAGTTTTTTCATGTGCAATTCATGCGCTCTAACAGCAACGGTGAAACAGGCTTGTTTTGTCATTGCTCACGAATCCAAACAGCAAACGAATGCGCTGTGTCGCCAAAAGGTAGGCGTTCACAAGCGGTGGCAATTTCTTCTACCTTGGCTTTAGCTACCAGTTTGGCAAAGGCTTCAAGATGATGCACAAACTTATATCTATCTTTCCCCAGACCATACAAGTCCATACCTGAATCTCTAGCCATCTCAATGATTTTGTCTTGTTCTGTCATAGTTTATTGGGCCAATGGGCCTTTAAGGAATTGAGCAACTGGACTGTCTTGCCCAGATTTACCAGCAGACAAGCGGCTGCGTGGTGTTAAACCAAGTTCATTCATCAACTGAATGATTAGCGTCATGGTCTTATTTCGGATTGTTAAGAATGGGTTAGGTCCAGTTGTCTTACCGTCATTGAAGTCAACAACCAGACCTTCACGCTCAATACCTTCAGTACACAAGATATAGGTTTCAACGTGGTCAGCCAGCATTGAAAGCGTGTGCTTGTCCTGATCGTTACCAATGCCGTAGACCTCAAACAAAAAATCTGAAGTTTCCTCAATAAATTTTGCTTTATCCCAAGCCGCTGAATTGTTTAACCACTCAGCCGCAGGAATGCGCTTCTTAATTTTGTCGGGCAAAGCCATAGGCATTCCCTTGCGTGGGGTAGTGCCATCGACCAAATGCAATTCGGGTGCTTTTTTGTTACTCATGGGCGCATTGTATGACAA